TTGGATGAAAGAACTCCATATGAAAAAATCTATATTGTTCGTTCTCTAGTTCAAACAAGAGAAATCGGTTTTATGCCAGGAAAAGAGGAAGATAAGAAATCTCTCTTTGAAATACCATATAAGAATATGGTAAAGTATATGTTTCAGATGCCCTCTGATGTAGATTTTGAAATGCTTTATGGAAATCTAAAATCACAAGGAACAATCTCTTTTTGGTGTACTTCATTTATTCGTGGTATTACATTGGATAATTCTATTATTATTGTAGATGAAGCTCAAAATTGTTCTTCACACGAGTGCTTTTCTGTAATTTCCCGTTGTGGTATGGATACTAAAATTATGTTCGCGGGTGATATAGAACAAAGTGATTTGACTCGAATGAGTGAAAAAAATGGAATTATTGATTTTATAAAAATTATTAATATAATGCCTTCATTTGAAAAACTTGAATTTGGTGTAGACGATATTGTTCGTAGTTCTTTGGTAAAAGAATTTGTAATTGCTAAAAAAACTTTGGGACTTTGATATATGAATTTTATTCATCATAATTATCTTGGTGATTTGGAATTAAACAAAAAAGAAACAAATGGAATGAGATTATATCATCTTCCAAATGGTAAATGGGTTCCATCAATCACTTCAATCACATCATTTTACAATCGTCAGATTTTCGTGGAGTGGAGAAAAAGAGTTGGCAATGAAAAAGCAAATGCGATTACTAAAAAAGCAACTGAAAGAGGAACTGATTTTCACCAAGTTTGTCAGGATTATCTAGAAAATAAGGAATTAATCTGGGAGAATTATCAACCTCTCACAAAGGTGATGTTTTATCACGCAAAACCTTATCTAGATAAGATAAATAATATTCACGCAATTGAAAGAACTTTATATTCAGAATATTTTGGAATTGCTGGAAGAGTGGATGCAATTGCTGAATATGAAGGAGAACTTGCAGTAATTGATTTCAAGACTTCTGAAAAAATTAAACCTGAAGAATGGATTGAAAATTATTTCGTTCAAGAAACTTTCTATGCTTCTGCGTACTATGAACTCACAAAAATTCCACCAGTCAAGTTAATTACTATTATGGTAACTCCAAGTGGAGAAGTGGAAGTATTTGACAAAAGAAATAAAGGGGACTATATTAAGTTATTAGTTCGTTATATTAAAAAATTTGTACATCACAATATTGGGTCAGATGAAGAATGAATTAGAACAAGCGTTAGAAAGTAAATTTTACTGTCCTTCAAAGTTCTCTCAAGAAATTGAAAAAATTGTCTTAGAACAAAACCTCAATTACATTGATGCGATTATTTCATTTTGTGAAGCAAATGAAATAGATGTAGAATCAGTATCAAAATTAATTTCAAAACCACTAAAAGAAAAACTTCGATATGAAGCGACTGAATTGAATTTTCTGAAAAAAACTTCCCGCGCTAAATTAGTTTTTTAATGGCACCATTTGATGTCTATTGTAAATATTTGGCTTTAAAAAATCACTTCAATAGAGATTCTTACGATTATCATAAGTATAATAAAAAAACTAGAGCAAGTCTTCAATCCTTCTATAAACGTCGTGATAGATTCTGGTTTGAAAAGTTAGCTAGACAAAGAAATGAAAAGGAAATAGAAGATTTTTTTGTTGCAAATTTTGTGTCTTGTAATGATTCAGAATCACTATGGATTGGTGAAATTATTAAAGAAGGAGAAGAAAGATTTCAAAAATGGCAGAAAAAAATTCAATCTCTTTCGTATCTTTTTAAAGAAGAATCAACATCTCTTTTTGATGAAAATAAATTAGATGATGTTTTTGATTGTTCGAATGGACATCCTATTTTACTTAAGAAATTTTTATCTGGTAAACTTTCTTTGGAAAGTATGGTAATTTACGATAGTATTTTAGGATATAGAAAAAATTTTGATTCTAAACTTTCAGATCCTGTATGGGAAACAATAAGTCGTAGAATCAAAAAGTACACACCATTTATACATATTGATGTATTTAAATATAAAAAAACTTTAAAAGAATTAATTATAGGAGAAAGATGAGTTTTTTTGATTCCGAAGTTGTTCGTGCAGAGATGGCAGAAATATCTGAACTACAAGAAGAAATTTATGGAAGTGTTTTTAACTTTCATCGTATGTCAAAGGAAGATAGAATTCGTCACGTAGATCTTCTAGAAAGACTTTTAAATAAACAACAAATTCTTTATACTCGTTTAAGTTTATCTGATGATGTAGAAGCAAAGGAAATGAAAGAAAAAATTTCTGACTCTGCGCGATTAATGGGACTTCCTTCTGGAATTGATATGAATATTATATTTAATAATATGACTAAAATTTTAGATAGAATGAAATTTGAGATTGACAAAAAAGAATAACTCCTGTATAATTAAGTTGGCTGGACGATCCATTAAGCTAAGTCACACAAGCCAATTACTATAACAAACCAAATGTCAAATTTTTCAAATCTTAAAAAGCAGTCCTCATTAGGTTCTCTTACTGAAAAACTTGTAAAGCAAGTTGAGAAAATGAGTTCCACTTCTAGCTCAAGTGATGAACGCTTCTGGCGAGCGGAAATGGGTAAGGATGGAGTAGGTTCTGCAATTATTCGTTTTCTTCCTGCTCCAGACGGAGAAGAACTTCCTTGGGTTAAACTTTATACTCACGCATTTCAAGGTCCAACTGGAGCTTGGTATATTGAAAATGACCTCACCACAAACGGACAAAAAGATCCGGTGACGGATTATAATCGTGCTCTTGTGATGAAGCACTCTGCGGATGGTAAATTTGAAAGTTGTCCAAAACATATTCAAGATACTGTTCGTAAGCAAAAACGTAAACTATCTTATTTTAGTAACATTTATATTGTAAAAGATCCTACTAATCCTCATAATGAAGGAAAGGTGATGATGTTTAAATATGGTAAAAAAATCTTTGACAAGATTTTGAATTCGATGCAACCAGAGTTTGAGGATGAAACTCCAATTAATCCTTTTGATTTCTGGCAGGGTGCAAATTTCAAAATCAAAATTGTAAAGAAAGATGGATATTGGAATTACGATAAATCTGAATTTGATCGTGTTTCTCCTCTTCTGGACGATGATGATGCTCTAGAAGCAATCTGGAAAAAAGAGTATTCTCTGACTGCACTTACTGCACCAGATCAATTCAAGAGTTATGAGGATCTTGAGAATCGTATGAATTCTGTTCTTGGACTGAATTCATCCTCAACACAGTCTCGTGCTGTAATGGAACAAGAAGATGATTTGAATGAATATGAATCTTCTCCGAGTCGTGATAATAAAGTGATGCAAGAACTGGAAGAATCTTATAATCGTTCCAAATCCCCATCACTTCCTAAAATCAATCAGGAATCTGATGATGATGAAGACGATGCATTGTCGTATTTCTCAAAATTGATTGATAGTTAATCAATCATAAAGGCGAATATTATCACCTTTTTTCAAGGAAGTAGTCACATATTGGCTACTTCCTTTTTTATAAGTCATCAATTCTTCAAGGTCATTAAAGACAATATTTAAATATATTGGTTTAAGAACATAGATATTTCTTTTTTCTTCTTCTAATGAAATTTCATAATCATAATTAGAAACTGAATTTAGAACATTATCTTTAGAAACTATAATTTCAGTTTCTAGATTATTATCATAATACTGATAATAATAATTAGTTGAGACCGAAATTGCATCTTGAAGAATAAATTCGATATTTTCTTCTCCACTTACTGGGAATATAGAATTTTGCATATTATTCGGGTTTACATATTTAATAACTAATTGACTTGATGAATCTGTAAACACTTCATTTATGTTAAACACACCATTCGCTTCGGAAAGAGAATCTTTAAATCCACTGATGATTATTTTTGTTCCTACTGGAACTGTGGGAAGATTTTCGTTTTCCTTTAATTTAAATATAAATGTTTTTAATGAGGGAGAATAATTAACGTTTTCGATTTGATTTGTTTTATAACTTGTAATAAATCCATTTCCAGATTTCCAGGTATTTGAAATCCGAACTCCTGAGGGTAAAATTAAATTACCTAAACTATCTCTGATTTCTTTAGATTCGTAATGATGAATTCCTGAGTATAAATTTTCATAAGAACCATACTTTTCAAGCATTACTTCATCAAAAACTGATTGTGGTAAAGGCCACTCACTTTGAATATTAAGAATATTATTCGAAAGAAGAATTACCCAATCTAAGGTTTCATCATTGTAAATTTTATATGCTACATTATCCGGTCTTTCATCTCCGATGATTTTATATTTTGTGAAGAATGCTAAATCTCCAAAAATATCCTCACGAAGTTTTCCACGACGAAATAGATTCTTAACTGTTGCATATTCAGAGATTTGTCTTTGATTTGAATCTCTGCTTACATAATCAAAATTTGGAACTTGTCTGAAATATGGGTTTGACATTTTAGTATCCTATTTCATCGTATGGTGTAGTATAATCTTTAGATGTGACTGGCTCTAATTCCACAAACTGTAAAGTAAGATTATAAGAAGTCATTGTTCTTTTTTCATCATTAAAGGTCATATAAGAACCGTCAGGAGTGTAATCAACATTGCAAGATTGCAAAGCACAAGTTTTAATTTTGTTAAGTGAAGGATGAAGGGTTTCTTCATTATTCTTTCCTTTGGTGTGATATGAAATATTGAAAACATTTGGTGTTGCTAAAAATAAACCTCCAGTAGACACTTGAGGAGCCATTGCTTCTTTAAATGCTCTAATTATACTTCTTACCTGAGTCGCTTCATCTATATCTCTTGGAGATAATCTAAAAGTAAAATCAAAAGGTCTTAGTTGAGGTCCTTGGAATATCAACTCAAGATTTGGGTTTACAATTGCTCCACCAAATCTTGAAAGTAAACCAGATACATTTAGGGCTTTTTGTTTTAAATATAAAGTAATAGCTTTTTTTACATTCGGGTCTTTTGATACTGTGTCTCCCAATGTATTGAGTATCTTTGTAATATTTTCTAGTTCTCCACTCGTACCCGCACTTGCTAGACTATATCCTGCTAATTGAACTGGATTTAATTCATTTTGTCCCCACTCTACAAGATTTCTGTCGGTAATTGAGGGTTGTATTGGTAATATTATGTTAGCAAGGCTGTCTACTTTAGTATATTTTTTTTCAAATGAGGTTGAATTTTTTTTGTCTATTTTTGATGTTTGGTATTGTATTATATTAAATTTAATAAAATCTTGACCGTTTGTTTGTATTGAGGTTGGATAATAATAAGTC